CGCATCACCGTTCTGGCTGACCATTCTAAATGTCAGTGTGCTGCCGGTGATGTTTACAGGTTTTTCGTCTTGGTTGATGAACTCAAACAGGATTACATTATCAACACCTTTGTTGACGGTTAGTTTTTTAGCATACACAGGATTGTACCTCAGATTGAAATAAGCACCACTGGTGTCGACTACAATAACTCTAGTTACTTGTTGGTAAAGGTAAGCAGTGGTTGAATACATATAGCTGTATTTAGCGACAAATGACAACCTTTAAATTTAGCCAAAATTGCATGGTATAAATACCTCCGATGGCCAATGATATCTTTACTAAACTCAGCGAACAATATCCCTTTATCACACTCTGCATTTATGCTTCAACGGAGTATGTGGGAATCGTGCAGAATCAAGACGCCACTGTTACCACCATATACGACTTTGGCAGCATACACGAACCTGTGTTAAAGCAAAGATTCCTAGAGTTGGCCAACACCTGGTGGTGGGAAAGCAATAGGAGTATTCCCATCAACATCTTCCTGAAGAAAGACTGGGACGTATTTAGGCCTTGCCTACGTACATTTGCCAACAAAGATCTTGAAATCTTACACGGGCCTGTGTGCAGTCTGGCTGACATTGCACTGAAAAAAGGCAAACGCAAGAGTATTACACTGGTGCGACGGATGGACTGAGCAGGTTCATATGTAATGCTACCAAGGCTGCGTAAGAAATTGCGTGGCTTTTCTTAAATGTGTAGCCTCTACTTTCGTCGCCGTCCCAGACAGAGTCAAACACCACGTTCCAGGGTTGTCGTTGCAAGTGTGCCTTGCCCGGACGAATGATACTGATAAATGCTGCCATACGCGGAATACTGTCTGGCCGCATTGCTCTCAGCAAGTCTGTGTAATTGCCACCGTGGGCTAGTTGTTTTGCCCACTCGGGTTCTTGCCATAACCGACTCCAGTCTGGTTCTGTAGCCACTGCTTGAGCATAGTGCTCCGGACTGGTAATCAACTGATACACACTCATGTTTAAAAAGTCAATTTTAAAATAGCCCAACTGTTCTGCGGTTTCATAATCAATGGCCGCACACCGATTGACAGGGTCTGTTGGAATATCTGTCACATACACACCCGAGTTGTGACGACGCACTTGACCTTGTACCGTTTGTCGTGCGGGAGTATGCCGGATCAATTCCAGCAGTTGATTGCGATCTGCAAAATCAATATCAATATCTGCACTCATGTCCGTCTTTTCTAAGCATAGCATTCACATATGCTTCTTCTAATAAAGTTAATTCAGGCATATATCCCGGGTCGCTAATTATTTGCTGAACAATTTGATCACATTTGTTTTTTGAATCTTTGTACGGTTGTTTTTCTAAAAACACAGTATGCAACTGTTCCGCTCTCTGTTGTGTAGTATACTTTATTCCTGCCCATGTTGCAATCTGATTGAGCTGATCCAAGAACTGGTGTTTGTCGTAAAAGGCACCATACGGAAACTCGTACACATCAATGCATTCATCGTATCTCATCAATTGTTGTTGTGTCATAAATCCTGAGTTAACTGGATCCTCAAAACCAAGTTGAAAAAACTCTCTGAGTATGTGTCTCGGACAGTTGGGATTGGCAAAGCTGAGTTCTAATAATTCTAAGTTATGAACTTCAATACATTCTTGACGTATGTGGGCTGGCAGATGCTGAAAATCCTCCAGAGTGGTAATGTCGGGCCACGCAGGATCTTTTACTCTATCATAGCTATTTTTTATTTGATTAGCAAAGAATGAATTTAAAATGTTATCTAGTACCCATTGATAGTTTTTATTGCTGAATTTGTGGTAAGTATCGACTTCTAATTCATCGTTGTTATAACCGTAGTCCCCGGCTCGTAATAAACTAATCTGACTCAACTGCAATAGATCATCAGCTTGCATTTTTACTGCAATCACACGATTATATCGTAATGGAACCAAATCAAAAGAATGATGGCCTGCATAAAATACTCGTGGTGTTAGATATTGTTTGTTGTGTGATGCTCCAGCGGCATTAAACGGATCACCAACTGTTTCAACACCGGCCATGACGTTACACACAAATTCTAAGAAGTTTCCGTGTGCACCGCCTTGAAAGTCTATGTGTATCATCGTTGCACCAGGGTTGTGACAATATCCAATTGTTCTTGTGCATGTGTCACTGCGGCCACAGCATCAGCCACAGCAGGATGCCGATTAGCCAACTCTTCTAGGCGTTTTTCTTTTTCCATTCGACGACGAACCCACTGAACAGCTTCCTGCGTTGGGCCGTCAAGACTCACCTGAGTCTGTCCGCTGGACAATGTCAGCCAAGTGACGCCATCGTATACTTCTATGTTACTCGAACTTGAATTGTAACGTAGCATTCCGGCACTCTGAGAGCCCGGGCTTATGTACGGCTGCATAGTACCGCTGCCACTGGTTGTTAGTCCTACACCAGGTATTATTCCTTTGATCATGTCACCATCCTGCCTGTGTTAGTATTTCTTTAGCGTACTCTTGGTCTGCAGAGTAATCCTTAAACCGTTTTTGCCATATATCGCTGTCAATGTAGGGCCATACCATAGCAATTTGACCAGCATCCAATGTGCTTAAAAAACGTTGTCCAGATTCACTATTGTAGATCACCCAGGGACTAATGCGGCCTGTTGTCACTGCATACACAGTTGCGTTGGTGCCGCCATAACGCAGGCAATCTTGCGCAGGATTACCTGTTTTCTCTGCCCAGTCGATACTGTATTCCATTGCACGGGCCAGTGCATCGTTAATGTTCTCTACTTGCAAATAGTATATCAGATATTCGGTGTAAACTGCGTCACGACACCAATGATCAATCTTTTTGTTTTGCTTGAGAACCCATTCCATGAAACGTGCAGGGTTGATAGCACGTATGGCCACACAATATCTACCAAACTTTACAAATGCTCGATAGTACGGTGAATCGGCAAAGTCATCAAATGTTTTTAGCTTGGCACTGCCCTGTGTCATTTCATAAAACTTAATGTAGGCTTGAAAACCTAACTCTACTCCACGCTCTGCTCGTTCCTGTCTGCGACGCCGTGGTTCACAGCTATGCACAGTGAGACTTGTTTCTTTTACAAAGTCTTTCTTACAGTACTGACAGGTGTAGGTCATTTTTTAGTGTCTTGTCCAGATAACTTCAAATGCTCATCAATTTCTTTTTTAGTAGTAATTGATGCCAGCACTGCAATGTCATCGTCTTTGAGATGCGGGTATAGTTCGGCCAACTGCTTGCGTATACCGCTGGCACCAGGTTCTTTTTTCTTAGGAGCAATCCAGGTATGCTTTGGTGTGCCCATGTCAGGACTTACTGTTGTGGCACATAACCACTGTAGTCCCGGATGTTTGCTCAGAGTAAAGAAGTGTTTGTTGAAGCGTTCGTTAAGTGCAATAACATAAAACTCCTGTAGTTCTCGACTGCCTTCTACTGCACTACCCCAGCGCAACATTAAAAAGTTTGAAAACTTTTTGCGTTCTTCATCTGTTAGTTCATTGTAAAAGTCACGATTCTTGCGATCAAACTGTCGCATTTCGTTGGCAATGTTTAACTTGTCACTCATTACCAGGCCTTGTCATAGTCTACAATTTCACAGTTGCGACTGATATCTTTTACAAAGTAAACACAGTCGGGCTTGGGGCCGTCGGAGATAGGAACACACAACATCTGTCCGTTCTTTAATCGCGGTGCGTACCAGGCCACTTCGTGGTACACATCTACAATTTCAATGGTGGGAAAACTGGGACGGAAACTGCTGAGTGGGTTGAACTGGAATACCTTAAACCCACGATCGTTGATACTGGTCAAGGGCAGTACTTCAAGGTCGCCTACTTCGGGTTCACCAATCAGTATCTGCCAGTCCATGGGCATGCGTATTTTATGTTCACCAATTTGCAGTACCAGTGCAGGCGCATTGAAGCTTTCTAAGAAAATAAGCGGAATATAATGATAGTCAGGATCCTTGGGATCGCTGTTGTCAAATATAGCAAACCTCATGTCTTCAACTTCTTCTGGAAGATGGTCAAGGTCAAA